CTGTTATTCTTTCTGTTTCCACAATGGAATGTAGGTTCCTTTTTTATATGAATCAAAATTCTCATAAAAGTATGTCCTCTCTATGTCATACTCTTCTGGGGTCATATCATCTCTCCAAAACGGAACCTCTTTTATTGTAAGTGTAGCCCATTTATTATCCAAGCTCAATCAATCCTTTAGTATATTTTTTTAGTAGTCCATCAACAATTATTTCTTCACGCATACGAGTGCGTTCTCCTGCTGTTATTATACCATCTCTGTATTTTTTATTCAAGCTGTTAATCTCATCAGGGAATAACTTATCCCAAAAAGAAACATTTTTTAGTGTTTCAGTTTTTTCGGTAACATAACATACTCCATCAATTCTTATAGCCGCAAACATAGTAATATTATCGGTGGTTAATAGAGTAGTTAAGTCACGTTCTGAAAAATATCCGTCCTCATTATGATTATGTATAAAAGCATATTTTTTATTAGGATTCTCAGATAAGAATTTAAATA